TATGCCTAACGGCATACCATACAGTGTAGAGGAATTTTGATATCGGCATCTCTATAGAACAAGACTGCAAGCCAGAAACATGACTATAGACTTAACCGAGAAGTTTTCAATTTACACAACCCCCTGGGATCAAACCCTCTTGTCTGTCCAGACTTTAAATGGACTCGCCTTTCCAATTAGGCCAGACTTTTGCTTTTATCGAAGTAACTATATAGATACTAGCAAAGGAAAGCGGCGTATTGTATTAACACGAAACGTTGTGCTGTGTTTTGTCGAAACACCATAATAAATCAACAAAGACGACCTATCGCTAACGAATAATGGACGAAGAATTCGGACTTATTTACTATGACGATTAAGCGGGCGTATATGTTTGGTATTACTTAACGGTTTTATCGACCATGTTACCCGTAGTTATAGGAATAGACGTTTTGGACTTCACCTAGGATAGCCCTGACCGGCTTACCCGACGGATTGAACGAGACGGCTATTTCTATGAGCCTTTAGATTGACAAACGTGCAAGTTTTTGTCGCATCATATTGCGCGCTTTGCGATTTTCAGTAATGGAGAAAGCAAGGACTTCGACCTGACCCGTTCCACGGTACATAATCTGGTTATATATATTAGAACGTTAGACATGTATTATGCTAATATATATTTCCCGGGCCTGAAAACCCTAAAGAACCCTAAGGACGACGATGGCAATCGATGAGTGATATGACGAGGACCGCTTCGGAGGCGGACTTGTATTGGCGGACGCGTTAGAAATGACACATCCTACTCAAAACCTCAACCAACTCAACAAACAACAACGAACTGAACTGAAAACTTTACTTAAACAAATTAAGAAGTTAAAACCAGACGAAATGCTGGAATTAATTGATTATTTGGATAAGACTGCTGACCTTCTCGTTATTTTTGATGAGACGCACTGTAAAGTTACCACCAACGGAACCACGAGAATTTATTCTCGTACTGGAAACGACCTACGCGATGTAATTATGACACTCTTCTTCGGAATTGAACAACATGATGATAACTGGAATGCGCAAGGAATATTCGATTTTTCAATCACACATAACGTTAAAACGACACCTGAAATTGAAAGAGTTATAGTCGACTCTGCCGATAGACTTAATACTATGGCACAGCAGATTACTGACATTTTCGAGACGTTTAAAGCTAAGATTGGAGATAATATTCCTTCTGCCCTGAGCTCACTAATAAAACATATTAGTGAAGCTGTTTTGGTTTCCATCATGAACCGCAAGAAATTTATGAAGGTTTTCACTACAACTATAGCAGCCAAAATACTGATATATTGTATTGAGACCGGAATTAAATATCTTGATTTGTTCAACATGGCTAAGAATCTCATAACAAAAGGACAGGAATGTTGGAGTAGTCAAGGTCTTACCGACTTTGATTTCTCTAGCATCCAAATCGAGAAAATCTTGAATATTAAAACCTTAGCAATACCATTTTTGTTTACCTTTTTAATATCAAGTTTCTACAAGATCTTCACATCCGGAACTCCCACGACTGAACTGGTTACCGCCACATGGAAAACCTTTACTAAGCTCCCGAAAGAACATAGTAACATCTTGAATACTCTCAAGGATATTCTTAATTTTATCGGCGAATTTTTCAACATTAATGTTGGGAAAAACGCTATCAAAATTAAGTGTTCCCGATTGTTGGAAGACATTACCGAGATGATTAAAATCAAGGATAATGTTGGAGGACAATCAAGAGATCAAGATGAGATTAGCTATGTTTTTGAGAGAGCCGAAAAAGCTTTTTCATTATACGAAAACTATCTCGAACTCGTCGGCGAATGTGAGAAGTGGGGATTGAAAGCTGAAGTCAAAAGACTGCAAGCTATCAAGACTCAAGTCGAACAGCTGATGAAACACTACTTGGCCCATGCTAAGTACTTACAGAAGGACCGTAAAGTCCCGATATTTGTACTTATGCGTGGAGAACCAGGCTGTGGCAAAACTCAATTTTTGAATCTCTTGTCCAATTTTGCATCAAAATTGCACAAACCCGAACTCGAAGACAAGTATCGTATTACCGATATCTTTACACCTGCCCTTGGATCTGAATATAATGATGGCTATTACCCTGGCGTTACTTCTTACATCTTTGATGATTTGGGTACTGTTGCTGACTCAGTAGCAAACCCAGATCCCACATTTGCGAATCTCATTAATATGGTTAACAATGCTCCGTTTTCCTTGAACATGTCGAAAGCTGAAGAGAAAGGGAAAATCTTTTTCGATTCTCCCTTTATCTTCGCTACGACTAATCAAGAAAAATGGAACACCAAATCTATTAATAACGCTGGAGCATTAGCTCGTCGTACCTATCTCGATATTCTTGTCGAGCCTAACCCAGATCTTGTTCATACTTATATTAAGGATGGACAAACCTGTGTGAAGCTTGATGAGGCCAAAATTGACGCTTTGAATGTCGCTGAAGGTCATCCACCAGGACATTACAACCCTAAGTGTTCTACTCTCAAAGTTTTACTTTGTGGGCAGTTAACTAGGCAAGAAATGTCGGTGAATGATATTCTCGAGCTTCTAGCTGAAGAATATTATAGGAGGAAATGGTCTGTGAATATGAAGGAGTCTACACTCAATATTGTAAAAGATTTTGAGGATAAGCTCGCGACTATTGAGGCCAAATATAAATCTCAGATGTTAGAGGAGGAAGAAGAATTCCATGATGCTCTTGAAAAACAGACATTTTGGAATACTTTTACTACTGTAACACCGGAAAGACACCTCGTCAATAATAGATATTTAGCTATGATGCAGAAGATTAATCCTGACAGTTCTTATAACCAGGCTGTAAGGATGAAGAATCTGTTCGAAGTGGTCGAAGTAGTTTACAACACTACCAAGACTGTCGCTAACTCGATTATGACAACCTTCTCGAATCTCTGGGAGAAATTTACCTGGAAGAAGACATTTTTGGCTTCTTTCTCGTTGATTACTCTCGGTTTGGGCTATTTAGCCTATAACTACTGGACTAAGGAAGCACCACGACGCGAATCTCAATTTAGGCTTTATGTTGTGGACAACGAATGGGACTGGACTATTCTGGATAAGGAAAAATACCTGGACTTTGCCAAGGAAATAACTTTAGCGAAGAACATCGAAAAGCATTGGGGAAAATGTTATCTCATAAATTCTTTAGGAGCTGAACTATTTGACCCATTTGTTATTGACGTTATTACCAACTATGCTAAATATCGCACTCATTTTGCTCTTGGAGTAAGACGACGCGATATGGAGAAGTTGCGGAAAATAATTTCAGTAATGAGAATTGCTAAGAAATTCGATGGCTTTGATGAGTTATCCATTGGCGATGCCCATGATATCTTTTCTGAATCTCGTGTTTACAACGATGATGTAAACAAACCAAGACGGAATATCGAATCTAAGACTTATAACCCTGATGGTAATAAGGTTAGAGTTAATATTGAATCGAAAACTTATAATCCTGACGGAAATAAGCCGAAGGTTAATATCGAATCTCGTGTTTATAACGATGATACTAACGTGCCGAAGAGGAATATCGAGGGCCTTGATAAATCCAATTTTCTGGATGGACTCAAGACCCTCTTTAGTCAGGGTCATATTGACTCGACAGCAAATGCGCTGTTGAGAAATAGGATCCCTCAAAGCACGGGAGTAGTGGCGGTTTACGATAGTAATGAGCGTAAGATTGGCTCGATGCACTTAACTATGCTGAAAGGCAGAATAGGTGTAACGGCTTCTCACTTGTTACTAGGTAAACCATCATTCCTCAAGGTATACTTTGTTAATAAACAACCCTACGAATACTCAATTTCCGAATTGGTTTTCCATGAGGATACTTCTCGCGATTTACTCTTCATTGAATTTCCGAATAGACACGAACAATTCAAAGATATTACTAAGCAATTTGTAATTAAAAGTGACTTTAAACACATGACGAACACAAAAGGTGCCTTGTACACCTATCCGAATCTCGCTGATTGTGATTTAAGTCGCTCTTGTTACAAATCTGGTAATGTCTACGCTGTGACCACGGACTATGTTATACACACATCCTTAAAGGATGAGACAGCTGGAATAGTAAGGAGGCTTGACGGTCTTACTTATGATATCAACACCGATTTTGGTGAGTGTGGAAGTTGCCTAGTTATGGCAAATCCCATGCTCCCAAGAAAGATTGCTGGTATTCATATTGCAGGACAAGATGCTTCCCCATCTGGACTAGCTAGTGTTATAACGCAAGAATATCTCGAAGAAGTTTTTGTTAGGTGTAACTGGAAATCTCAAGTTAGCTATCAAATTGAGAAGATTTACAATCTCGATTCTGAAAGCGAACTCTCGAATATTATTCCAGAAGCACCTTGCCACGGAGTTTCAATACTTGGAAAAATTATTGACTCTCCTAGGCAGCCGACGAAAACTTCAATCACTAGATCTGCTATTCATGGTGTATTCCCACCTGAAACCAAACCTGTGAATCTCAGAAATACTCCTGAATTCGATATTTTTAGATTGAATTCAAAGAAGATTTCTTTACCAACTAAGAAGATTGACGAAAAATATTTACGGATGGCCGTTAGAGATGTCTGCCGTACTGTTAATATTGGACAAGACGCAACTTTGGTGCGTGTGTTTGATACTGAAACAGCTATAGCAGGAATCCCTAACGAAAAATACGTAGATGGCGTAAAACGACAAACTTCTCCCGGTTATCCTTATATTAAGGCTGCTGGGGGAGATGGCAAACGAACATGGCTTGGTTACGATGGTGATTATATCATAGATAAGGACGTAGTGGATCTCGTTGATATAGTCATTGACAATGCTAAGAATCTCGAACGGACACCTAATGTATTCGTTGACTCGTTGAAAGATGAGCGTAACGTGATAGAGAAGGTGGATGCTGGAAAAACACGGATATTCTCCAATGGCGATTTTATTCACACTATTGCTATGCGTAAGTACACACTGGGTTTCAGTGCGCACTTAATGCGTGGCAAAATTGAGAATGAAAGCGCTGTTGGAATCGATGTCCATACTGAATGGAAAAAACTCGCCGATTTTCTGCTGCGTGATAATAAAACGAAATTCGTCGCTGGAGATTTCTCCGGCTTTGATGGAACTCTAAATGCCCAAATTTTATGGGCTATTTTAGATGTTATTGAAGACTTTTATTATAACGCAACAGAAGAGGATAGACGAGTTCGTTACGTTCTTTTCTCTGATCTGATTAATTCCATTAGACTGCAGAATGGCGTATTGTATCAATGCGACCATTCTCAACCTTCTGGAAATCCCCTGACTGTGATTCTCAACACTCTGTACAACATGATTGCCATAAGAATTGTTTATCTTATCTGCAAAAAGAAGGCTTCTATGAGACCTCATTTGAGCGATTTTAGAAAGTACGTCAACTTTGTAGCTTATGGAGACGACAATTTGTATGGCATTGATGACTGTATGATTGACATATTCAACCAACATACCGTTACAGCGGCTTTTGCTGAAATTGGTATGGTGTACACTGATGAGGCTAAGACTAATGATGGAAGTGTTCCCCCTTACAGAACATTTTCGGAAGTTGGATTCCTCAAAAGAACATTTGGAAAACTCGAAATCGGTTTTAGATATCCCAACATCTATCTGATGTGCCCTATTGCACAAAGGACGATTAGGGAACTCTGTAACTGGACCAAACGATCTGATGACAACCTGCAAGCGACCATTGACAACATTGAAGATGCTTTCCATGAAGCTTTTTATCATGGAGAGGACTTCTACAACGGATTTACTGAACACGTTTCTAAAACGTTTAAACATTATTGCACAATTAACAAACTGAGAGCTAACCTTAAGGTTAAATCTTGGGATGAATTGTGTGATGAGCACGTTGAAAGAAACTTTCCGCAAACTGGTGTTCTCATGTAAATGATACACCTGCAGCACTCTCTTATTTGGTTACCGAATTTTCTAATAAACACCTCGAATATGAAAATTTTAGGCTTATAAGAGTTAAAAGAGTATCCTATTTAGGATGAGAATGCTCTGGTGGCAGCCCCACTAAAATTCTCTGAAGGTTAGGGATCATCACTCTGGGTGGAGATGATAACATGGTGCATGCATCATGGATCCTGAAAAGAACAACACCTGCTGAAACCAACGAATCTCAAAACTCGAATGGCGGAGTTATCTCTTCTGGAGATGATTCTGTTCAAAATGTTATTTACACAGAACCTACTATGACGACCTCGCAAACCTATGGAGACAATCAGTTTTCGACTTTAGTGGATCAAATTGATGAAACTTACAGCATCAAGAAGATTCTTGAAATGCCGAGTAGAATCTCTACTTGGCAGTTCAAGACTGACTCTTTGACGCTGTTTGATTCACCATTGCCTAGGTTCACGTTGGATTTCCCAAAGGACGCTTTAACAACATCCAAGAAGCAAAAATTTTACAACTTTGCTTATACCAAATTTGACGTCAAACTCAAATTTTTGGTAAGTGCCCCAAAAACAACTTCGGGTATCTTCTGGATATGTTATAGTCCCTATGAAAAACAACTTGAATCTCGGTACAAGATTGAGAATCGAGATATTGCTGGAGTAACGCAGTACCCTGGGGTAAAACTAAATTTGGCCGAATCTACTTCGGCTGAGTTGGTTATACCCTATGTGGATTACCGCGAAGCTTACAACATTCTCTCTGATTCTGACTCTAGTGTGACACTAAACGTTTACTTATTGGCTCCAATCAGGAATGTTACAACATCTTCTCAAAACATCACAATGACTGTTGAAGCGTCTTTGACGAATATCAGTCTTACCTGCCCTGTGAATCTCTTACCTGCCGAAAATTCGATATGGAAAATGCAAGGGTTAGGCGAAGGCGGCAGACGGGGAGTAATCTCCGAAGCTACTGGGATGATTTCTGGGATTGCTAACACAGTCTCTAACATACCGGTGGTTGGCGCTATCGCTAAACCCGTGGGTTTTGTTTCCGATTTGGTGGGAGGTGTAGCCTCTCTCCTTGGATTTTCCAAACCCATAACATTCGAACAACAGCAGAACGTCTCGAACTTACCAGGTAGGGGTTATGCGCACTCAAAAGGTGTGGATAACTCCGTGATGTTGGGAATGTCGCAGGAAACAGAGCTCGCTCTGGTTACTGATGAGTTTCCCAGCAAGGAAGATGAAATGGACATTGACACGATTTTACGGACTCCCGGTTTGGCTAATACATCGGAATGGGTCGATGGTGAAACTTACACCATCTGGCATGTTCCTTTCTTATTCAAATGGGAAGACACTGGCAACGATCAGGTACAGAAACTGACTAACACTTCATACTTTGAGTACTTAGCAATGATGTTCAAGTATTTCAGAGCAGACATCGTGTATACTTTCGAAATATCCAAAACGGCGTTCCACGCTGGTAAATTGGAACTCTATTACTGCTCTGGCACTAATGGATACTCATCTACAGACCCATCCACCACCTATAGGGTTGTTTGGGATATTTCTGAAAGTAACACACTGACGTTCAAGATTCCGTTTACCTACAACAAAGCATTTATGCCTGTTGCTGTAGATAACTCAGAGTATGGATCGTTAATCATACGGAACGTGACACCACTGATGTATAATGAGGGGGTGGAAGGTAAAGTTGATATTCTCTGTTGGAAACATTACGAGAATGTGAACTTTATGTGTCCATCACCTAATTATGTTCAGTTTTCATCGACATCTCCGACTCCAAATGAACCAAATGACGGTCAGACTTATAAAGCAGCTGGAACACTGATATATGACCTTTTCCGAGGTAATATCACCGGTTATCGCTATAATGAAGACCAGACTTTGAACATTTGGTTTGATAGTGAGGGGGGCAACCACCACATTATCAAATTCGATGAGGAGACCACCGCATTAATCAATCGACCGACTGAGTTTGGAAAGACGCGCTACTACGATAGTACTGTTCAGTATGGGGCGACCATGGATGACACCATAATTGTGATCATTAACTTGATTGAATTAGTTATCTATGACGCCCTATTTGTACCACCTGCAGCCAATTGGAGAAGTCAGATTCTTATTGAGGAGGAAGGGAATAAATATAGTGTTTCTACGTTGGAAACTTCGCAGAACTCTATATCCGTTCTTACTCAAGTAGGGGGTGAAATAGTGAAAAACCTTCGCTATATCACTAGATCTCACAGACCCACTCAACTTTTCGATTTGGCAGCTAACCAGCAAATCTCTCTAAACTTCTACTCGAACGATAATATAATTGAGGTTGATACATTGACCTATTTTAGCTATATGTATCGTATGATGCGAGGCGGTATAAGATACAAGGTGTTCAACACGAGCCGTCAAGGATATTCCTTCTCCGCTCTGTCTGACAGTATCAAACCCGGCTTGATTTCTAATCTCACTTATAACGACCTTAATCCAGTCCATGAAGTCGAAGTCCCTTATTATAATCAGAACCGACGCTTTATTGTGGGGTTGGAGCAGCCTAGAGATGTTCCTCAGGGCGCAGTTTATGCGACCTCAGAAACATCTCCTGGTACTCTGATCACTCAAGCAGGCTCAGATGATTTTACTTTTGGACTTCGGGTGGGACCACCTAAGATCTTTCGATTGAAAAATGCACCGGAAGTGAAGACCCCCAAGGTCCGACCTTTCACAACTTTAAATCCCGCTGTGGGCAGCAATGCTTGCAGAAGGTCCGTCCCATTGCCTAGGATCGAGGAGGAGCGCACCCCAACTGCGTAACTCCATAGATCTGAATCAATGTGGGGGAAGAACTCGTCACCGAGGACTTCTCTGGGTGGCGAGAGGCCATTTTTGCCTTAAACTTCCCACGGTTTTCTTTTACAACTGAGCGTGGTTATTGGTAATCCGGAGTATTCTGGGTCCACGCACCGAAGCAAAAATCGTTTAGAGCTACGCTAAACGTCACATCTTCAATGTGGCACACTTTGTGCAGTAGTAAAATCCTCCTAATGCGGTATGGGGGCTATTGATACTCTTCAAGTACAATAGTTTATCACTTAGATAAACCGTGTCAAATAGTAAACACTTTTGTTTTTGTTTATTGTTTGTCTTTGTTTTTGTTTGAAACTAATTTGTGTGACTTAATTGTCAGAGAATTAGTGAAGAACACTGTAGCTTCA